AGGAGGAGCAGCACGAGGAGGAGGAGCAGCACGAGGAGGAGGAGCAGCACGAGGAGGAGGAGCAGCACGAGGAGGAGAAGCAGCACGAGGAGGGGGGGGAGCAGCACCAGCGGGCGCTGCGGCTTTCTCCAAGTCGGTTTTTGATCTATTAACTATAGCATCAATGAATTGTTGTTTTTCAGCGGGAGCAGCGAGTTTTTTTCTTAATTCTTCCCCTTTAGCGACATCAATTCTTCTTATATTACTGGCACCTCTAACGCTTTCCAATAATTTGGCATTTATATTATTAAAAAAAACACTCCCTATTTCTTTAGGGTCGTACTTATCAGGATGAAATTTCAAAGATAACTTTTTATATAATTGTTTGAATGATAGTGTGCCATTAATAAATTCAGTTAATTGTTGATTTAATTCATTACTTAAAAATGTTAAATGATGTTGAATATCTACAGCCATGCCCCCTTCTACTCTATCTATTCAATAATCATTGGTACCCCTTTGCCAGAACAGAGCACTGCGATATCCCGCATGCCATTCATGCCAATATGTCCTGTTCCCATGAACGCGTGGCGATCTACACACGAGCCACATGGCGCCGCGGAATCATTGTAATGGCATAGTTTGAGAAGCCCAGGATGCGCATCAAACCGGGAAATGTAGTCTAGAGGTTTATGGCCACAAGCAAACACGTGACAAGTATCAAGGCAAACGCCCAGACGCGGGTCCTTGATTCCCGCGACAAAGTCAAGGAACTCGTCCTGTGCCTTCAGAGTCTCGGTGCCCTGACCTGCTGGAGTTTCCAGAAGAAGCGGGCATGAAAGAGTGGCCGCCTCAAGGCAGCGCTTTATATTCTTCTTCATGTTTTCAATAGCCTCAGGAATCGGCTTGTCTGTAGACTTGCCCACATGAACCACGACGCCCTTACAACCAATTGCCGCAGCATACTGGAGATTCTTCATGAGTAGTTTCACATTCCAGTCATCGCCCGTCCCAAGAGTACAGAGATTAATCATGTATTGGCTGTGGACGTAGAGTGAGACGTTGTTGTCTGCGACGAGGGACGCCGCCGCGGCAAGTTCACCATCTTCAATCCGCAGCGCCGTGCTCTGGGGCCCGCCGAGAAAGATCTGGTAGGGCTTGCGATAGTCAGGGAATGCGCGCACAGTATCCATGAGAGACTTGTGCTTGGGCGCGTGGAAGCCAATAAAATACTGTTCGCGCAGAAGGTTGCCGACAAACATGTCTGCGAGGCTGTCCTCCTGAATCTTCTTGGACTTGGTCACCAGAAACTCGCGATAGGCCTTACGATTCATCCAGCCATCCATGGAGCACTTCCAAACGGTCTGCTGGAGTGGCAGAACAAGATAGACGTCGCGTACGGTAAGACTCATTGCGGCGTAGGCAAATACTTGGAAGAGAAAGGATATCCAGTTTTGCTTCAGCATGCCCGTGAGTTTGACCTCAAAGACCTGCGTCGAATTGATGCCATCAGGATGTCCCTCTACAGTTTCATGCCGCAAGACCTGGTCATAGGACAGCGGCGCACGAATAACGGCTTCCATCTTTGTGCGAGTTTCGCGCAGAAGATGGAGGAAGGGTTCTGTGGTCTTGGACCGCAGAACAGAATCAATGGCGGTCTGGGGCACGTCAGGATAGTAGATACGAATGCGCTCCACAAGCGCCTCATTCTTGATATCCGCTACACCAAGCCGCAGCAAATCCTCCGCAATACAGCCCAGGAAGGAGTAGGCAGTATCCTTGGGAAAGATGCCGAGAAGAACAGATGGATAGCGCGCCGTCTCCAGGTCAGGCATCTTGATGCCCTTGGGAAGCAGTTTCTTCAGCGCGGCCTTATCTGGGGTGCTCAGATGCTCCAGAATCTGACGGACACGCATGGTAGTAGAAGTATCAGCCATTGTATATGTATAATCTATAGCGTACCTATCAACGCCCCCACAAGGTCTTCAATTTTATCTCCGTATACCCAACATATCATTCATAATAGAGTCATAAACGCCGAGTTGATTTTTAATATGTTGGTCTTTGAGTTGTTTGACGCTCAATTGCCTTCCAGTAGATCCTCCAGCAGCGAGGCTTTTCGACGACCCTTTCTTTGCCTCTTTTTGAACGTCGCCCATCGGCGCATCATATGCCAAAACTTCGCGAAAGAAACTCTCAGCATGGCCGATGGCCTTCTCTAACGCCACCGGGTCTTTTACTAATGCTGGCGCAGCTGGCACCTTCCATCGCGGCACCTCGCAACAAATCTGAATAGCAAGTGATAAAAGTTCCATGCGACGACGCGAAGTTAATTTCTTATTCGGATACATGAAGAGTTGTAGAATCGCTATAAATTCTTCATTCATGCGCAGACCATGTTTGGGCGCAAGTTCCTTGTAAATTTCTGTGAGAATGTTTGCCAAATAAAAACTTACATGGGATCTCTGTTTACCGGTCCATTGCGCTGGACCTCTATCCACCGTGCTAAGTGTTCCACCACCATCGCGTCGCACGCGGACTTCTTCTTCGTAACACCACTTCATCCACCAAAAGGCCTTTTCAGTTGCGCCCTCTGCCACCGATTTCGCAAACTCGTCGCCGACGCGTCGTAGAATACCAAGATCACCTCCACCTTTAAAGACACGGCCTACAGCGGCGGATGAAGGCGCGCCTTGTACGGCACCGCGGACCCATTCTTCATTGTGGCTTTCAGGTGACACGCGCGGCATTTTTAGAGCGGGCCGACGTGCTTGTGCGCGGACTACGAGCAAGACTTCAACAAAGGTCCGCTGGTAATCAAGAGACCGATAGAATTGTTCTTTTGGCAGTTTAGCCCACGCTGTTTCTAAATCCGTAAAGCGCTGTCTGAGAAACCAAAAGATGCGTGGAGAACTGATGCCGATGTGGTCGAGGCAGTATTCCCACAAGATCTTTTGCCACAATTCAAAGCAGCCGCTACAGATTAAATCTGCGGTATGGTGAATAGACTTTCCTGTTGAAACGGCTCCACTTTGTTCAAGGCTCACGCGAAAACTTCGCACCGCATCGGCGACGGCATATCCGCTTCGGGTACGAACCACGGGCTCTTCTAGTTGCGGTTCTTGTGGATCGTGTGGGTCATATGGGTCCATTATGTCCGCTTCTTCTAGTTAATTAAAATAGTTGTTTACGAAAATGGCCACGCACGCGCGTCCCTTTATTGGTTGATTTTAATTTTCGTGTATTTCTTCTTTTATATCTCCACGATGTTGTTTCAATAGTATTAACATCGGATTCAATATACGGATTAATAATAGGGATTCCTAACCCTCCACCATTTTGTTCAAATTCATAATATTTAATCATAGGTGTATTTTTTTGATTAATATCAATCCTCCATTCTGCTAAATTCCATGGTTTTGTATTTTCAAAAATAAGTTTCATAGCATTCTGTAACCACGGGTACACCATTGCGCATTTTTTTTCTCCAAATGTTTCAGATATTATATTAAAAAAATGAGCCCATGAATACGAATTTAAATACAGTGGTGATAAAATTGTGTTTAAATCTGTATTTATAAAATTAAAATTAGGAGGTTTATACTCTGGGTTATACATATTTTGAATCATTTGTCTATATTTAGTATGTAATTCTGGATTGTTTAATACAGCCCCAAACTTATCTTCATACCATGTTTTACCATAAAATGCTATATAAAATGTTGGCAAGTGTGTTTTTTTCTTTCCATTAGGAGTAACACAATCGAAATGACTCATATCATCTAAAAGTATATGTGTAACATGTGGCGCACTTTCTTTTGCGATTGTTATTGCTAAATGAAGCATCAGTTGAGTAAGATTACCTTTAATTTTAACACTATCAAGCGTACATTCATGTGTAGAATCTGCCCATGCTAGTTTTAAAGCTGAATTTTTGATATCGGTAGGTATTGTTATATTTACACATTTATCTTTACCTCCTAAACTAAGTGCGTATTCTTCTATTTCATTTGTATTTCTTTTAAAATATGGCTGAATACTACATTTAAATTCACCAATTACTGGTATAATTTTTCTTGTAAGTATTTGTATCTTGGGTGGTGCTGGCTGTTCATCAAACCCGCTCATCTTATAAAAGAACAGAAAAATTGACCGGATACATGCGCGCCAAAGAATGTACAACAATCATGGAGTCTGTTATTGAAACTCTTAACGCATTTACATCGAATCATATTTTCTGGGCGCCAGAGCGCTTTCAGGAACTTGATGATGATGAGATCAGAAAAACTGTTCGCGCGGCATTTCGCGATCCTTCCAACTTCATTCCCAATCTTCTTCAAACAGGATCAAAAGACGATATGGAGGCCTTTTCAGAGGCTGTAAAAGCAAAGGCTCCCCTGATGTATCTTGCCACGATGGCTGGATTTCTAGAGATGCTGTATTCTCAGGAAGTGCGTGAACTTCCGTACTCCCAAGACCTCGTCGGCTGGTTTCGCGAAAAGGGCTGGAAATTTCCCCAGTTTAAGTTTGAAGCTGTATCTCTGCTTCCAGCATCTCCATCTTCTTCGCCGACTCCAACTCCGCATCCTTCCCCCGCTCTTCCTCCGCAGCCCACCATCACGGTAGAAAAAATTGACTCGGTCTGAGGCCCCAATCACACGTACCCTCTCCATATGCTAGTATTACAAATGGAGCCTCGTCGTCAGAAGCGTAGCAGGTCCTTTGAGCGCAAGACTTCCAATATTCAGTCCATGACGAGTCTATGCGCTTTTAAAGTAAAGGCATATAGACTCGTAGATGGTGTAAAGCATGCTACTGTATCACCGATTATTAAGGATATCAAGGACTATTACTGGATTCACGAGTCTGGTGTAGATAAGATTCGAGCACTAGGGTACACGGGCTCTCAGTATGTTTACTTTAAGATTCGTGAGGGCCTTTGTGGAAAGGAAACCTCTATTCTCTTTATTCTCTCGGATTCACTGGATGACTTGATCAAGTATGGTATGAGCGAGTCATCCTATAAGAAATATCTTCATGATACTATATAGAATGTGCTGGTCGGCGGAGGTGAGCTTGGCAAGTTTTACCATAGGCGCGCTGGGTTGCCTTGTCTTATTTTTGATTGGAACACTGACTGAAAAAATTCTCGCACTGTATTTGGGATTTGTAAGTCTCATGCAACTCATTGAGTATGGTCTATGGTCAAATCAAACCTGTAATGATGAACATAAACAAGTATCTATTCTTGGAATGACGCTGAATTTAGCGCAACCTCTCGTGCTCAGCGGTCTGATTCTCGCAATGAATCCTAGTGCTCCTACACTAAAAATCCTCACAATTTGTGGAGTCTACATACTGGCAATTTTGCCATCTATATTTACGTATTTGAGCGCAAAGGAACTTCAATGTACAGTGCCGTCTTCAAAGGACCCGCATCTAGTATGGAATTGGACGATTTTACCCAATGAATGGTTTTATCATGGGATGTACCTCCTTGCGCTGACGCTCCTTCCCGCCATTGGTCTTCCAAAACGGTCTACAGGAATTGCGTTCGGTTTAGCTACAGTTGGCTCGTATGCGCTGAGCCGCCTCGTGTATACGCGTCAAGTGTTTGGCTCCATGTGGTGCTGGTATGTTGCGCTATTCCCGCCACTTTTAGCAATTAATCATTACGTAAAAATTGTCTAATGACGGCGTCTAGAATATTTGGGTCCTACCACGTAGCGTCCGTCGGAACGCGGTAGTAATCCTTTTGCTTTGAGGCTCGCTTTGGCCGTGAAGCCAATCTTTTTTCCAGCCTTGTATTTGCGCAAGAGGCGGCGATTGCGGCGCGTGGCTCTGTAGCCACCCGCTTGGGGAAGTTGAGCACAAGGGCAGGTCATTCTCTATTTATGGATTTGAAAACCGTCCCAGAAGTTCCGTCTTGAAAACGCCCACGCGCTTTTCAGCCGCAAGACGCTCAAGCCATGTGTTGATGGCGGTCTCCAGTGCCGACCGGTCTTCAGGAGAAAGAACTGCTCCCTTGTGAATATAACACTTGTTGAAATATTCCCAAGAAGTAGAATTCATGAGATATAGGGTTCCAAGGCCCGTGATATGCATGTAGGCATCGCATCCTTGGCAGGTACAAAGGCCCATATTGTGATACTCGCGCACATCTGTAAGTGTCATCTTAGCATCCTCACCTAGAATATCCACAATAGGCCCAGTGATCCTGTCCAGCGCAGCAGCATAGTCCCTGTAGTAAAGAGTAGTCATTTTATAAAGAAGGGTACTCGCTCCTCATATCAGCCCTCCATTCAATTTTTCTCATAGTCAAGTAGAACTATCGGAAAAAGTATATATATCATATTATTTTTTATGTGTTTTACACCGTTTAAACCATTTTCTGGCGGAAGCAGATTCTGCTTTAGCGGCTTTTACTTGGTCGGCATCAGCTGTATAATGAGTTTTTCCGCATAACAAATAAGAGCTGGTTCGTGGGTATGACCAAGCTTGCTGTGACATTCCTGGCCTATGCCCCGTTCTCCATGCGGCCATTCCACGATTATATACTGTCTTTATAAACTTTAAAGGAACTCCAGTAACTTTACTGCGTTCTTCCAATGATTTCGCATCAGGAAATAATTTATCCCATTGTTCCGTATATGATGATTTCTTCTTAGTTTTAGCATATTTATCAGTCTTGAATCCAACATATGCTTTTGGGTCATTTGTTTTTAATTTGCTAAACTTTTTAATTTCTGCTTTACGTTCTAAGGCTTGTTTCCGAGTCAGCCCTCTGTAATATTTATGCGGCCAGAGTTTATCTTTCTTTAGCGTCTTGCCCATTTCTATAGAGTATGAAGATAATTCCTCGCCACAATCGGAAACTCGGAAAAATTCCTACCGCCTTTAAATAGAAATGGGTGCCATAAAAGCCGTGACTTCATTTGTAACAAATATCGCACAGTTCCTGGTGCTTGTGGGTGCTCTAAACTGGGGCCTCATCGGTTTCAACAAGACCGACGCTGTCGTGATGATTTTCCCGAGACAGACGGTGCGTTTCGTCCATCTTGCGGTCGGTATTGCCGCGCTGTATTTGATTCTACAGCGCTTCTTGTAGAATGGACTGGAATAGAATCCTGTTCAAAAGCGGCGATTTGTTTTTGCCTAAACAAGTCCGCGCCTTTCTTGAATACTATTACATTGGAAATTTAAAGAGCACCCTATACATTACCAATTGGACAATAATTCATTTTTTATCAGGTATAATTACAGCCTATCTCTTGGCGACCCGGACAAACTATGCTACACAAAAGATTCTTCTAGTTTCCCTTCTAATTCATACACTCTGGGAACTCTGGCAGATTTATGGAGAGAATACTCCTATTTGGACCCGACGTGGCCAAGTGGATGTATTTGTAGATACAGTGGCATACATGGTTGGTGTCGCAGCGTTTGTTTATCTGAAGAAATGATTTCCAGTCTGAATAGATTCTTCCCCCATGACTCTGATTATGATGCGCCCTGGCTGGATTTTTAGCAGCATAAAACTGAATTTTTTACAGCATATCGACCTCCGCGCTGGCTGGGTGAATGTAGGCATCTATAAAATCAAGGGCGCGCCCTCAAGACGAGAAACCCATTTTACAGTCGTCCCCGCATGGCCCCTGCCCGCCCATATTTCAGCTGAAAAGTATCCGCCTCTTCTTGGCTGGAGCCCTTATACAGCCCAACAAGCTCTGCGTATTGTGGATGCGTATACCCCAAATGACGACCCGCACCACTTTGACGCCAAGTCTGTAAAAGCATGGAATCTGGAATTTGAAGACTGGACTATGGTGCTTCATATGCCGAGCACATGGCAAGGCCCGCCCCATGATACTTCTATAACAAATGACGCAATCTATATTCCTTTACCCCTATCCAAAGAAATGTGTTGAAACCTAGATAGAACCATAATGGAGACTCTACTTGTTATTGCCAAGTCTCACGATACTGGATCTTGGTTATTACGAGATGAAACAAATGAATCACTTGAAAATCTGTATAAAAGTATTGAAATGAGGCTACGCCAATGGGTTGAATCCATTCCTGATGAAAAACGCGCCCTGTACAAAGACCGTATTCAGAGGCCGATAGATTATATTCAAAACAAAATGTTTGTAATAGAAACTATTTGGCTAAAGGGGGGTGAAATTACAGTCGCCTATTGCGACCCTGCCGCGGACCCAGAAACAATTCAACTACGTATTATTTTAACACCGAGGCTCTTGCTCGTCCAAGATATTGAACTTGGCAAGAAAGAAATCGCATTTCCTGCGCTCTTCTAAGCATTCTCTTCCTCTTGTTCCTCATGCTCCTGCTTCAGACGCTTGACGAACTGCTCCAGCACCTTCTCCCACGTGTAACTCAGAACAGTCTTCTTGGCCTCCTCGCCGTGCTTCTTGCGCTTATCAGAATCCAGCACATACTCTTCCATGGCCACGCAAATGTCGTGGGGGTCGCACGCCTCGGACTCGCCGCCAACGGGGCAGTGGGCGTTGGGCTGATAGAAGCGATACTTGGGTTTCACTAGCACAGAGTTATCCTTGTTACAATACTCCTTGAATCCACCGATTTCAGGGACCACTTGGGGTACGCCGACACCCATCTGCTCAAAGTTACACAGACCCCATCCCTCGCCGTCGGCGGTACTGATACCAATATCGGCAAGGTTGTAGAACATGTTGATATCCTCATCACGGAAACTCATATCCTGGGCGCTCAGCATGAGGCGATTGGCGAAACGCTCCATGGGGACGCCGCGCAGACGCAGCTCGCGCGCAAAGATTTCAAACAGCCACCATCCACCCTTTTCACCCTTGTCGCAGATACACATCAGGAAAATGGGCTTGGTGGGGTATTTGACAACCAGCTCCACAAACGCCATCACGAGGAGATCTTGACGCTTGCGAGGCTGGTTGCGATTCAGAGAAGAGATGATGAAGGCTTCCTCAGGCAGACCGAGTTTTTTACGAATCTCATTGCGGGGCATGGGCGTGAAGACCTCCTTCTCAAACCCGTGGCCGATGATGTCAATAGGGCGAGTAATACCCTGATCCTTGAGACATTGCCTCCAGTACTTGGTGAAGGTAAACACACGATCCGCATCGCGGTTCAGAATATCAAGGAATCCTTGAGGCTGGCAATTGTAGACCTGGTCCACATAGACCCAGATCTTGAAATCGCGAGGAATGCCGCTCTTGCGGATTTCCTCCAGAAATCGCGCCACCACGGCCATGTCGTTGTAGATCAGAACTACGTTCGGCTTCTCATGGCGAATCACGTCAGGAAGCACATTGAATCCAAAGCCCTGGAGGCCAGGAGTGTTGGGTGCCGCGCTGCGCTTTTCCATATCCGCGCCATCTAGGACACGAATGTTGGGAGGATAGGGGCGGTAGTTGGGGGGCAGTTGAGGATTCTTTTGGAATCCAAAATGCGTCACGGAGCACCAGGGCTGCTTAGCCAGTGCCTTGACCATATTATAAGTGACCTTGCTGTAGCCAGTAAACTGGTGCGCATGGGTGCCCACAAGAAGGAACTTTAGTTTTCCAGCAGTAGATCCGCCATTGCTGGTCGTAAGACCAGACGCCAGTTGAGGAGAAGTTAGAAAGGTGGGAAGTGTAGGTGTAGGCGCCGCCACAGGTGTAGGCACAGCGCTGTTTCCATTTCCAGCACTGGTGCCCAGGACTGCTTCCAGACTCTTCAGATACGAAGGAATACCGTTTGCCATTTGCTCTCCAAATTATAGTTTACAAGGCTTTAACCTTCCTTCAGTATAGCTACTAATGAGTAGGACCCGATTCAATATGAGAAGTTTACGTGGTCTTCCTATTCAAGTTCAGCCAACACAAAAGAAGCGCAAGGCAACTATTCCCAAAGCTCTACGAGAACAAGTTTGGCTCAAACAAATGGGTTATACCTTTGAAGGAAAATGTCCAACTATATGGTGCCAAAATAAGATTACAGTCTTTAATTTTGAATCTGGTCATAATATTCCAGAATCCAAAGGGGGGCCAACCACAATAGAGAATTTGATTCCCTTGTGTGGAAATTGTAATAAAAGTATGGCAAGTGGTCACACATTTCAAGAATGGTCTTCTCGTTATTCTAACGCATTGTCGTCGCCGATACCACCGCCAACACTAGTAAAGCACTCATGGTTCAAGCGTTTATTTTCATGCTTCTAAGATGGCTTTACATGATGCGCTTAATTCAGCCTTCCATTCCATCCACTTGCCCAGTAGCGTCGCGCGGTACTGTACAAGTGTAGGCTGATTTTTGAGCAGACTTTCCATAAATTGTAGCGCATGGTCAATAGTCGGTAAAGATACTATCGGTAATTTGCTTGAAATATAATTAAAATATATATCGTCGCCATGTGTACGGACATATATGGGGATACAGCCATGCTCAAGAGCCTCCCAGAAGCGGAATGTTTCTGGGTTTTGTCCGCGCAAGCAGGGAATGAATACGGATTTTGCCATGAGTTTGCTATACTCTTCATGTTTTAATCCCTTCTCCATAGAGTCCTCCCATGTATCAAATACATGGGACTCATATGGTTCAAATTTACGAAACATGTCAAGTACAGCTCCACGACCCATCCAACCCGTTCCATAAAAGCTCCATATGAGTGATTTTTCATGAATAGATACATCATTCGCAACAGTCCAGCGTGGGCCGAGTGGAATTACAAGGACTTTTTCAGGACAGGGTACATCTGGCCGAGGATACATTCGCACAACCTTTTTACAAGATTTATATTCATAAAAGCGAATATCGTCATTTAGATGTTCATCAGATGTATGTATGACATTAAACGGTCGGCCAGCACGCTCATAACGCTCAAACACTGGGAAATATTCGTGGCTATGAGCCTTAAAATAAATAAATGTTGGATTTGTGTAAAGAGGCTCATGTTCTGTAGGGAGCTGCCGTGCATCAAGAGTTTTGGGCCCAAAAAGCATTTCCAACCATTTATATTCCATCATAGAAGGTTTATGTATATAACTTCCAACTGTAAAAAATGCCCCCTTTGTGTTTACAGGTGTTGAGATAGATACGTTAACATAGGACGCATCGTGTAATGCTTTTCCAATAGGTATAGTTTTATTATTTACACACTGTTTTAATTGTTCATCTACGTCTTCCTTACTAAAACGGTCGTCATTATTCCATAGGTCGCTATCAAAGCCATCAATTCTGTTATAATTATTAAATTCTGATGACGCATATTTGGGGTCATCATCTTGATAGCATCCAGCAACTTGTGGTGTCAAGACATAGTGTTTCATATCATGAATACGATTACAAATCATATGATCTGCGCTTGTATAATATCCGCCACGACGTTCTATATTGTCGAGAATTTTTTTGGCGCCAGCACGACTCAAAATATAGGCATAATTACAAAAATGGAAATATCGCGTCGGTTCTTGTTGGCCAAATACTTGGTTTGGTGCAACGCGGGCCCAGAACTTATTTACTGGCTCTAATAATTGTTGAAATATCCCCCTATTTGGCGGTAATACACCGCCAAGATACAATACATCATAATCTTCTGGAATATGTTTAGATGCTTCTTCCCATATACTTAACCAATTTTCTTGAAATTTAACATCATCTTCTAAGATTAAATAGTTTTCACATGCGTCTGTTTCATTTGCCAGAGAAGTCCAAAGGGATAGGTGACTGAGAGCGCATCCCATGATGGCCTTTTTCCACATAAAATCATTTGGCACAAACAGATGCGCGAGAGCAGGTGTGAGGGATAAAGCGCGACCATCGTATGCTGGCTTCAGACAGACTCGTTTTGTCCATCGACCATGATTGGCCTTGAAGCGCTCAAGGCGGTCCTTGCGGCGCGGTAAATTGATAAGATGTACATCGGCAATTCCTGGAGCAAACTCATCATTTTCTTTTATTTGACCGCGATGGACATAGAGAGCCGCGCCCGCTTGTGCGGTGCGACGCAGAGACTCATGATTATACACTGTTTCTAACGCATGAACTGGCACACTATACCGAAGTCTCAAAATGCTCAGAATACTTTGGTCGTGACGGTGGCCGTATGGCTTTCCATCTTCTCCAATGCCCTCCCATTTTGGCCCCACGATGACATGTCTCTTTTGCGCCCACGTCCATGATTCCTGAAAGACCTTCCATGGTAGCTCGGCTCCTGCCACAAAAACTATGCTGCCAGCCCAGATCTGTTGACTGTTCTTTTCCGCATCTGTGACCGCAAGTTCCTTACAAAACTCTTTATGACACCATTGATAATTCTTCTGCTCTTTATCTTCTAACATACACACACCCGCTCGCACTGCTTCTGTAATCCACGCCTCTGGCCAACGAACAATGATTGACGCACAGTCCATATACCACACAAGTGTGTTTTGTAGACTAGCATCTTCAACAATGCTCTTACTAATCCAAAGTTTCCAAGCAAAATGTTGAGCGTCCCAGAGGTCTGGAAATCCATCTGCGCGCACAGTTTTGATGGGCAGTCTCTGAAACTCAACTTTGGGATATTCAGAACGAAGGCCATTGAAGGATCGTTCATCCACATCGTCTCCAAGATAGACGCGGATAGAAATAGTGGTACTCGTATTCATGAATGCTTCCGCAGAAGCCAGCCAATGAACCAGGCTTGGTAAGAACCGTTCCGTCGCATATGTTGTCAATAGCACATTTCCATTCCATTTATGTTGCTTAAGTGGTTCTGTTAATTGTCCACGACCTTCACGCGCGGCTCTCATGGCGAGAGCCTCCTGCGTAGTCGCAGCGCCAAGCATATTGGGAAGGGTGGACACATCCACCAGAGGCTCTAAAATTAATTTGGCAACCTCGGCAAGCCTCTTGCGCTCCTTGTCGACTTGAATGGCAGGTATAGACGCAGCCGCCAACCAGGTCCCTTGATTTTCATCAAGAGTCTTTACAGCCTCCACAAGGCTCTGCCCTTCAAGTCTATTTGCGTCAATAAAAGAACCTGGAATAAAGTCGCGTGTAGGCGTCATGTCGCCCCAATAAATAGGCACGCACCCCGCAGCCTTGGCGGCGAGGAACTTTTCAGTAATATAACCGTCGCGTCTGGAATTTTCATACGCAATACAGAACTTATAGTCGCGCAGGAACTCTAACTTTTTCAGTTCACCTCCGCCACCGCCGCCAATTCCAGTAAAAATAGCGTCACCCACATTGTTAAAGAGCCGCCCCGCAGAGTCCACTTTCTTATAGGAATTCAGAGCATGAAATGCGTCGTTACGAACAGAATTGCTAGGATTGCTTACAATAAAGGCGCAAAACTTGCTCTTTTTACGGAGTTCTCCAAAATTGACGCGCGCAACAGAATCAATGGGCATACTTTTGGGATTATGAAGACGTTCTTGATTTGCGCCAAACCAATCAATATATTGAGTCCAGAGAGGGAATCTGTAAATTCCTTTGCTCTTGTCAGTTTCATCAAATCCGAGATTCAGATATACACCAGGGCCAAAACGGCTAGGTGTATTTTCACCTGTAAAGTGAATTTTGGGGACTGCCGCCGCAACGCGAGTCCAAGTATCGCCAAAGGGTCCAAAAAAGAGCACATCTATCTTTTCTCCAACGGTCGCATCTGTAATCTGAATTCCTTTCACCTTGACTGGATTTTTGAGTTTAGAGCAAGCCTCTTGGAGTAGTAGGATCCAGAAGTTATACTCTGAATTTGCCTCGGCCCACAGGTCTGAAAATCCTACCACAAGTTCAGTTTTAGGGGCCTTTACCTCCACGACTGGTTTAGGAGGAGTAGCCTCTCCACCCAAAGCCGCCGACCAAGCCGCAGAGCCCTTGACTGAAAGTTTAGCAACTAGAGCAGCTTTCATAGTCTCTAATAACCCAGGAGCAAACATACCCTCCTTCGCATCATAGTCGTGCGCCATCTTTTCAATTGCCTTCGCCGCGCCCTTTACAGAATTATCTTCATAATAATAGCCAAACTCTTTTAGCCAAGGACTATTATGAACAAGAGGAATGCCATTCCAGAGACAATCTAACAGCACAGCGCGCACCGCCACAAACCGTGTGTGAGAAAGCACAAACGACTTGGGATGAATCCTCCAATCGCTCACGCGCTGGCGGCCAATAAACTCCGCCTCAAGACCGTCGCGCCGACTGTGCGCATACACATTATCTTTAAAAAACTGCTGCTCACTAATCTGCTGCGCATTATGTACAATATACTTTTCACTAAAAGGAACTGTAGTGTGCGTCTTGGCATATCCCATAATTACAATAGGCAGTGTTGAGTTGCTCATTGTACTTTGATTTGTTTCTGTAATGTGACACGTCCATGTCTTGGCACCTGCGGCTGTCGCAGACCAGGATGCGTGCGCAGCAGCATGACTTTCCGTTGGCTCCCAGGACCATGTGTAGGGTAGGCGAAACACGGGCTTTTCAGACAGCACTTCTAAAATGTGCGCATCCTGTGTACCAAAATGGTCCCAGGTCCATATCGCATCACAGTCTCTCAGATTCCGCACCGGTCCCACAATGGGATATACAGTATGCTCGCATTCACCTAGAGCAACCGGTTTGCGGATAAAGATGACGACCTTTTCGGCCACTTGACGACGCTTTTCAGCATTGATAAATCCATCTATATCAATAAAAATATCAAACTTTTGCTGCCCCTCTTGCCATTTCGTCAAATGAACGCGCTCATACCGACCTTTAAGTCCATGGCAATCTTCAAACCATTCTGTGGTTCCGTTTGTATTGACTAGCACAGCCGTATGACCCAGGTCCGTCATAGCCTTTGCCATACTCAGCGCAGCAGTTCCGCACCCGTTGCTGAAAAACGAGTGCTGAAAAAATACAGAAATGCCGACGCGCATAATCTAGGATTTACTAACAGACACCGTTTAGACCTGAATTCTCTACCAAAACCAACTGAATACGCAGCACATAATTCCCCTCTGTCGCAGCCGATTTTCAGCATCCGTCTTTTCAGTCAGAATCTTGTCGCAGAGGTGGCGACGCGTGGTTTCCAGTTCTTTTTCCAGACCGCAGAGACGTTTTTCAGTCCGCAGCATGTCCTTTTCCAGATCATCAATAATGGCTGAAAACTCCTTACGCGTCTTTACCTTTGCGGTCATAACTGCGGAAGACATATCATGAGATGTATAATAACGTTCAGAACTGAATTTATAATTGGATGCGGAGAGACGAATATATTTTGCGCCATCATGGCACACATATGTCTTTCCCTCTTCTGGTTCAATACGGACAAGAACAAACCGCCTCTTTCCAAACGTAAGGCACCGTGCTTGGATACAATGAGGCGCAACAGGGAGGCCATCTTCACTTACAATAAGACGCTGGTGAAAGACATTATCGCACCGAAGCACAAAACAGTCAACCATTTTATCTGAATATAGTTCTGGAAGTCCACTCATGGCCCTGTCCACATCACGAATGCCAAGAATGAGCCAACCGCCTTTGCCATTCAGGAAGGCGCACAGATTTTGGAGCAGCCGCTCCGTGGAAATTACAGATTCTTTGAATTCATACTGGAAACCTTCCATATGAGGGAATGTTTCCAGGATGGCCAACTCGGCATCCGAAGGCATCGGTGGCGGAGCCATTTTCAGTTGCGGGTACTGAATTTTCAGTCGCCGACTGGATTCAATTTTTGCGCCTCTGGCGCCGAGTGACATTTCGCAAACATTTTTAACTCTCTGAAGAAGTGTGTTTAGCATAACTTCATCCAAACATTCTAAAAAATAAATTTGTGATCTTACATCATCTGTATTTTCTAAAATCATCGGGAACCTCTAATTTCCATGATGAAACTGTATTAAAATCATAATCCAATATATTACAATATTCTTTAATATACTCTATTAACTTTATGTTTTTTTTATAAACCCGTTTATTTATTTTATAATCAACCGGTACAATATTAGATAAAGAATCATAAATAGTCATATCATGATATCCAGTATCTATTTCTGATTCTATGAATAGTACATTTGGTGTTGATTGATTAAATATATCATCTGTATCTTCACTATAATCCATAATATCCAACGGATAATGTAGATTATTTAATACATAATCTCTTTCTGTAAACATTTCAACCAAATGATCCTCTTTACTTTCTCCAATAGTTGAATAGTATAATTCTAATATTGTATTTTTGATTGTTTTATATTGTGTAACATTATATTCAATTCCAACATATGAATCATAAATATAGTCTGAATACTTTATTTTTAAATCTTTATTAAACCCGATTGAAGTGAGCAGTCTAATATATTCAGGATGTAATTGTCGTTTCATTCCATATAGTAAAGGTGTAATTCTATATTTTGGATGAATATTATTCAAATCTGCTCCATTCTCTATACATTCTTCAATCATAATCTTATAGTTAGCATTCCAATCAATACACTTGCTTAGAATGTTAAATAACTCTTCAGTAGCATCCATTACACTCCTCTTTCTATTATATATACTCAATTTTTCCCTTCCATTAAATCGCGCCACGCCTTTTGGACATCAGGATTATAAATGCTGTGACGCCAGACAAGCGCCTTTGCATGCGCCTTATAAGCCTCCAAACGCTCCGCATGAAACAGCACGCTCTGCTCTAACTGGACCATTCCAGCCGCCGTGTCATTTTCAGGATAATAGTAGCCAAAATCAGACCACGCTCCGCAGTTGTGAAGGACAGGATAGCCCGCATGTAGGAATTCCATAACCATATAGTTGAATTCATTATTAAAGTGGTGACATAGAGCCGTCGCATGAGGATAACTGCGCATTACAGTAATCATATCGTGGCGCCCCGCATACTTGATTTTACCCGCCAAGCCTCGCAGACACGGTTCAATATTGCTCTTGAAATATCCAGACGCCGTCAAGCGCTCGCCATTCAGAATCACAAGTTCAAAATCATATCCAGGATGCTTGCGCGCAAATTCCTCCGCAATCAGAATAGGAATAATGCTCGTCTTTTGGAAACTGATGTTGGGCTCCATGATGATGAACGTGGGCTTCTCGTTTTCAAGCCGAGGTCTCCATGAAACATGGCGCCGCCCGTCATCTGTAAGAATACAGGGATCCCATACATAAGGCGCGATCTTGGCGGTGGCAGTCTCTGGTTCGACTTGATTTAGCGCTGCCGCATATTCCAGATTCATCAGATAGTGGGGGCTTGTCCAGATTTCGTCTTGCTCTCCAATCACGTGGTGGCTGAAATTCATCCCAGGAAAGAACATGGGGGTTTCAATGTCAATATTCAGGATGTTTCCCAAATACAGTTTTGTAGTCTTGGCGCCCATCATTTTCATAAAGCGGCGTAAGTTGCTGGAAATGCTCATGCCAATTTCAATATACAGTTTGACAGGCATCGGAGTTTTCAGAATATCATCAACTTCCGCGAGGCGACAGCCGCGCAGCAATTCAGGAATTCCTTCAAGACTTTTTGGCTTTTCATTCACTATAAAAATGGGCAGCCAACCGATGGCTTCCGCGAGGCGATAAATGATAAAGCAGTTTTGATAGAGACCATTGTTAAAGATATTCGAGTCACTAATACTCGCAGTGGCTATAAGTACGGCAGGTCTTTGAAGCATCGGTTGAATATTCGTGAGCTTTTGAAACGGCTTGACCGCGTCTCCTGGCCCAGGCTCGCGGCGCACCATACCAGGAAGCGCATCAAGTTCTGTGGTGGCTACCTCGCTCATTCTAGAGTCTAGCAACAATAGTCCTTAGGAGGTCTTAACGCGGGCTCGGTCCCACGCTCAAGTAAAATCCCTCGCGCTGCGCAAGTTCTTGCGCCCAGTCTTCTAAGCGACCATGAACAACCGCTGTCGGCCTATACGGCCACGGGGAATCATATACCGCATTGGCCCACGCACCAGACCGCGGCCAACAGAGATGGACCCCGTTAGGATACAATAAACTCAGCAACTGTAGTCCAGGAAACGTCTCGGCAGGATTTATAGTGACCGCATACCAATTGTATTTTTTCTTATCCAAGTCTGGATGAAGCAATGACCGCTGTTGGATGAGACGCTCCATGTAATTTGTGTAGACTTCGCGGCGCCAAATGGTGGCTTGATAGGAAAATGCCATATCAGTCGCCACTAGTTTTTTCCAATCGCCCCAATATCCTTCTTTAGCCGACGAGCCAGGGCACGGCATGAGACGTAGACTCAGAACCTCGCGATCCGTATCTAGAATTTCAAGAGCATGTTTCAGCGCATCGCAGTTCGCTCCGGGTCTTTCCAAGAAGAAGTCATCTTGAAGCGGTAAGACATAACGCACCTCTTGCGGCAAAGCCTTCATGGCCGCCACGCGGCTCTCAAAAAAGTCGCTGTCTTTTTCAGCCAGAGGAATGATATTCAGATTGTATGTATGTTTGAGGCGTTGAATTAAGAAATCATCTGGCTTCTCGGTGGCCAGATAGACGGGCCATTTTACGCCCGCACCATATCGCCGCATCAGGGCAAAATGGATCTCGAGCAGATAAAAATATTTGGGGCATGTATTCACCACAATGGCGCAGTCGGTCCGGTCCATAGAACACTTCTTCTAGAGTATCTCGCCGCCGATTTAGACCTCTGCGTGCAAGGATATAAACCCCTTTGGATACGACAAATAGAGTGTCAGAAATGTTTGCCGAACATCCGATCACTGGCAAGCCGATTCGCCTCATGAAGAATGAGGTCCATCTTTACAAGAACAGAAAAACGATTGCGTGGCTCCGTGACCCGCCAACTTCCCCCATTTACAGCCAGCCCCAACGATTCAATCGCTGGTATACGCTAGTAACAGAATATACTCTTGCGGAAGAGTGGTACCCGGTACTTGGCTCCTATCCATCTGCCACTATTATCGCCGAGCCGAGCAATGGCGCCCACCATTGGCTGCGCACCAAGGCCCCCAAATCCAAAGAGATCCTATTTCTGAGCAAGGCGGTCATGTCCGCATACGGCCAAGAGAACTTTAATAAGGAAGGGTTTGTGAATATTGTCTGTCTGGAAGAACTTGCGCCCATGTTTCCGCATGTGCTGCGCTCGTATGTGAAAGGAGAGCCAGAAGCGCTGACTGCTCTCACAGTGGCCGCGCTGTTTCGTGTCCAGAAAGCCCTCGGCTTTGAAGCGGAACTTTTGACCCCTACGATAATTGCCGAATACCTTGAAAAGCTCAAGACACAGTATGGAGTCGCCACGGGCCCTATTGAGGAACCGGAGCAACTTTGGCTCATTCAGCAGTATTTTGAGCCAGAGCAAGCCAAGCGCCGCCGCGAAATTCAGACCTGTATTGAGCAGAATATCGCGTGCTCGTATATTGACCGAATCGTGCTCTTAAATGAGGAGGACCTTTCTGAAAAACTCCCCACCAGCGAGAAACTCGTACAGCAGATTGTGGGACACCGTCTCACATACGCGGATGTTGTGCTCTTTATCAAAGAAAAAGTCCCTGAAAATACCATCGTGGTATTTGCCAACGCGGATATTCACCTTACAGACACCTGGCACGAAATGTGGTCTATGAAGATGGAGAATGTGTTCCTCTCTCTCCTGCGGTATGATGCGCAAGAAGATGCCACCGAGGAGCCGAAGATTTTTGGCCCGCGTCCTGATTCCCAAGATGCGTGGGTGGTTCATTCCTCCTCCGTGAAACAGCGTGACTGGAATTACGATCTCATTAATTTCCAGTTTGGCAAATCTGGCTGCGACAATGCCGTGAATGTGGAATTCCTGCGCAAGAAGTTTCTCGTGGCCAATCCTGCGCTGACCTTTAAAACTATTCACCATCATACATCTCAAGTGCGCACATACTCTGCGGCAGATATTGTGGATAAGCCCGTATTTCTCTATCTGGAGCCTACGGGTCTCCATGACCTCGCCCCCGCCACGGAGCTGAAACAGTTCCAGAAGACATGGGCAAATCCGAGCCCCTTTCCTCGTCGCGTCGCCGCCGCAGATCCTAAACATCTGGACACCTTCTGTGCTATGGCATCCCGCGATGAGAAGGTAGTTCTGGAGGCCGACGCAGACAATGTGTTTATGCCGCAACGCGAGGAGGCGCTCTATAGTTTAGACGATGCGTTTGTGACGCCGAATGGTCTTGCGTACGGCTATGACAGAATCTATCTGGGCAAGAGTCAGCCGATGCGCGAGGCGTGGGCGCAGACGAACATTAGCCATATGACCCCTTGTATCGGCGTGGAGTCCATTCTTGCTGCGCCTCTTGCCGATGAGGACGCGCAGGACATGTGGCGATTCACTTCCGCCTACCTAGCCCGTATTTTCCGCATGCGCCAAGCGGGCTACAAGGGCGACATGTGGCTGCCCCGCGGCGTCCCTCGTCTCCACGAGTTTCTCCAGTTTTTCAAGTGGGACCAAGAAACCATGCCCGTGCTGCCTCGTGACGGCGATATTGTTGGTTACGGCAAGTCTGTAACTCTTCTGACGCCTCGTCAAGAGCCCAGTGTCCTCATGTACAAGGAAGATGTGGAGGCTCTGCGCAGTCAACTGAAATCCTACAGCGCTGAAATTCAGCATCCCAACCGCATCACCATTTTCCAGGATGATGTGACACTGACCGCGGAGGATGTGGCGTCTCTTGAAACCATTCTGGAGAACAAAGGCTATGAAGTGAATATTGTATATCCCAATCGCAGTAGCCCCTCGTTTGTGATTCAGCGTCTAACGGGCGTGGGAACTTGTATTGCGTGCCCTGGAGCCGATACAATGCTATGGATGCTTCCCAAGGCCGCGCGCGTAATTGATGTGATGGTGGAGACGAAGATTCAGCCGAATGGCGCGCACAATGCTGGTGCCGCGCAACTTGAGTATTGGGTGACTCTGCTCGCTAGAGCCAAGGGCGATCAGCGCTCCACTATGGTGGTAAATCGCGTCATGGATACTCTGACCGCTATTGAATCCGTGAAGGATCAGCCGAAGCCGCATATTGCCGCCAAGAAGCCTCTGCTCACGATTCCTGTAGGATTTACGGGTTTCCATGCGCACAGCGGCGATAGTTTCCGCGAGATGGCGGCCATGTGGGCCGAGCGCGGCTGGGTGGACTATGAGTTTAGCAAGGAGACGCCGTATGTGTGGTGGGGCGGCGTGGGCGAGACCCTGCTGTATGATAGGGCCACGTATGATTGGCTAGAGGACAAGCCCGCGACCTATAAGCGTCTTCTGGCTGGAAATCCGTCAGCTGCCGAGCAGCCGAATGCGAAGCAGTGGTCCTTCTGGCCCCGTAAGCCAAGGCTCGTGGAGGCCCGTGTGAAGGAGGGTCTGCCGTCATGGGAGGAGCGCGAGAAGACTATGGTCTTCTACGGCCGTGTGGAAAATAAGGTTCAGCATGCGCACCGTGAGAATACGCTCCACGAGGCGTGTGACGAGTTTGATATGCCCGTGGGACCGGACAAGCCTTACAAGTACAATGCGAAGGAGTATCTGAATGAACTGGCAAAAGCCAAGTTTGGTCTCTGCTTGGCGGGTTATGGGCCCAAGTGCAATCGCGAGATTGAGTGTATGGCTCTAGGAACCGTGCCCGTGGTGGCGCCCGACGTGGATATGGACAAGTACCATATAAAACCAAAGGAGGGCGTCCATTATATTCGTCTGAAATCATTTGATTCCGTCGCGGCCAAGGAGCAGGTCGCATCCATTGAACAAGCCAAGTGGGAAGTCATGTCAAAACTCGCCCATGCGTGGTGGCGTGAGAATGCGAGCGCCGAGGGACTGTTTGCGATAACGAAAGCACTCGCCGAATAAACTTTAGAATAAACTATACAATACCGCGTTAATTTAGTCAAGCCGATGAAACGTCTGGACTAAATAGATAGATGACGACACCAGGGGGGCCGAATATAAAATTATTCCCTCTGGCATCACAGTCTACTTTACAGTATTGGTGGAAGCCGCCGACGGAGGGCGGCGCAGATGTTACGGAGTATGAACTTACGGTGACGCCAGGACCCTATACATTTCGCTTACCTGGTGGCGCGACGTATTGTACAGTTGAAGGCCTCTCAGATGGCGCATTCTATTCGGCGAGTATACGCGCGACGTGTAATTATCCAGATTGGGGACCCTCGTCTGTATTCTATGAGTGGCAGCCAGGGTTGCCGCCGTCTAGTCAGCCGCAAACACCTATTGCGACAAGACTTGGATGGACCACTGGTATAGTAACGTGGGATTCATCACCTCTTTTATCAGATTCATCAATACGGTGGCTCGTTATAACTTCTAAAAGTTCAGATCAAACGGATATAGAATTAAAATATACAGTATCTGCTCAGCGCGATACATCCTGTTATATTGAAGGGATGAATCCATATTCAAGATATTATTTTACAATAGAGGCCGTTAATTATATTGGGTATGGTGTGCCCGTAAGTACAAATACGGTGGAGGGCGTATTTTTACCATCCTATGTACCTGGAATTCAAGTTTGGTTAGACTCACAAGATTATAAGTCATTTACATTTATTAACAATGTAAATGTAAGTCAGTGGAATGATAAATCAGGAAACGGCCGTCATGCAATTCCAGGGGGTGCGGGGTATCCAATTTATTCATCAACATCACTAGATAGTTATCCATCGGTATATTTTGATTCGTCTAAGTGGTTAAAGACGGCCGAACCCGCAGGGACATATTCATCACAAGTAAATGGATTTATGATTTATAAAACAACACATAATAGTGCGTATGGTGGTATGTTAAGTCGCACAGTTCTAAATACTTTTTATCGGGCTGCCCCGTTTAAGGTACAGGGAACTGAACGACGACGAGGCGATGGTACAAATGAAACCCTTTTTGCTACATATAATAATTATCCAGCCAATCCAACTATATATAATTTTAATGCATCCGCGTCATTTTGGAAAGATTGGGTAAATACAAGTATCAGTACAGACAATGCTACAGCGGCAACATATTACAATGATACTGCCGCATATACACACCATGGTTATGAAGAAACCTCTGGTACAAAATTCAACGGCAATATAAGTGAGACTGTATTATATAACACAACTATACCACATTTTATTCGTCAAAAACTTGAGGGCTATTTTGCTTGGAGATGGGGTCTTGTATCTAAATTACCAATAAGCCATCCATTTTATTCTAGACCACCATGGGGGGATACTACATTTAACCCCTTATTTGTATCAGGATTGAATCTTTGGTATGATGGCGCCGACCCATTAGGAACTGGTAATGCCCCTGTACAAGGAACCTCTATACAAACATGGGTGGATAAATCAGGTCTTGCGAATCATGCTGTCGCAGGGGCGGCGGCAACATATATAGCCGCCACTTCTGACTCTCCAGGATATTTATCCTTTAATGGAACATCAACATATTATAATATAACAAACACCAGTTTTATAAATAATCAGCAGTTTATGATATTTATAGTAGATAAACTCGCTACATATTCAACAGGAACACCATATATTTTAAATGGTTCTGGTGGAGCAAGCGCTTCTATAATTCTAAAATATACTGGAACAACACAATTAGTTTTGGATTATAATTATACTGGAACTTCTATAACTACAAACGTGACAGGGTATGGAACTAATTCTCCGCATCCTACACGTGTGTGGTCAATCGTTCAAACTACTACAGGGAGACAAATCCATCTCAATGGTAATTTACCAGTATCCGATGGATGGAATACATTGGTTTCATCATGGCAGGGTGCGCAGATTGGCGGTCAGGGAACTGGAATTTATTATGGTGGTGGTATTAAAGAGATTATAATTATAACTGGGATACCAACTACTGAAAATCGGCAGGTAATAGAAGGTTATTTGGCATGGAAGTGGGGAACTGAAGGACTATTACCTTCTTCCCATCCATATAAATCAATTGATCTAGGAAAACTAATATCCCCGTTTTTACCAAATCTTATTTCAGGAAATTCATCATGGTTTGATGCCGCAGATAATAATGCGTTTTATTTAAATAATACTAATAAAGTAATAACTTGGCTAAATAAAGCAATAGGTCCATTGGCTACAAATCATTTTAGTCAAGGAACCGACGCGTTACGGCCATTACGTGTGGCATATGGTTCCTCATATGCGGTAGAATTTTCAGGTTCAACATATTTAATTGGCCCCACATCACAGGAATATACCTCGACAACTGCCAGAACAATATTTATTGTAGGTTTAGCAGCCCCTATTGCCACAAATGATGCTACAAACCCATGGAATAATGACGCATTAATTGGCGCAAGTAGAGCTGATAAATATTATATGTACTTTAGATCAAATGGAACATTTAATATATCAAATTATACTGGTTCGACTGGTGGCCAGATTATTGTATCCTTACCATACACTATAGGTGAATTGGAATTATTTCAATATGAATTTTCCACTGGATCACTTAAAGCACGACTTACGGGAGGAACGGCGGGTTCTATTGCATCAGACAATACATTCTCTACAGGATTTACAACTGGTTCAACATATCTTGGAAGCTCCTATAATTTAACTTATTTTTTTAAAGGTAAAATGATGGAAGTTCTTACTTATAATAGGCTTGTAACGGATACCGAGCGTCAAAAGATTGAAGGATATCTCGCGTGGAAATGGGGACTTGTAAATAAATTGCCCGCAAATCACCCCTATAAAACTAGTCAACCTACTATTTAAAATATTAATCTTAATAAGATAATATAAATGGGTACACCTCGCGTTAATGATATGCGCATCGCGGGCGATAAACAAGTTCTCTATGCGTGGCGCGAGCCAGCGGATTTCTTCACAAACCCTGTGACACATTATAAACTGACGGTGACATCTCAAAATGGCATGCCTCGTGAATTTATAACCGACCTTATGACAATTGGTAAAGTCGTGGAAGATTTGGAGCCAAATATCCCTCTTGTAGCAACAGTAGCCGCGAGCGCCGATGAAGGCCAAACATGGGGTCCCGAAGCAGTATTTGACCCCATAACACCGGTGGAGTCACCAAAGGCCCCTTTGACAAATGTAATGGCCGCCGCAGCTGGATATGGCGTCGCAACGATTACATGGACGGTGCCTATAGAAACAATTGGTGCTATCATTCAAATTCAGTCTGTATCTGAAAATCCAGTTGTGCCCGTCCAAGGTCGCATAATTCAAGATATCCAAAGTGGCTCGGCTGAATTTCCAGGACTAGACCCAAATTCAGTTTACCGATTTTCAGTCACCCTACGAAATCTGGCTGGCGAAAGTCCCGCCGTCCAGACAAATTCAGTTGACTTTACTGGATTTTCAGCACCCGCGCCACCCACAACTGAATAATAGTCTAAGAGTAATTAAAGATAAAAATACGACCTTTTTATCTTTAATCGTCATAATAGATGGCAACGCCGAGCGCGCCAGTGATTAGCAACGCGCCGCTGGCGAGTCCGAATACTCTAGAATACTGGTGGTATCCGCCGACAAGTGATGGCGGAGCCTCCATAGACGACTATTATCTGACTTTAACATCCCAGTATGGCGTTTTATCATGTAATGTTGGAAGTCCAGGTACCTACTATAAGGCTACGGGGCTCTCAAACGCGACAACCTATTTCACCACGATCGCCGCATCAAACGCAAATGGGTTAGGAGCAACGGCATCCTTTCGTGAATTTCAGCCCGGTTCACCGCCTCCAAGAGGTGTGTCTACAACAACTGCCACGGCAGTCGTAACATCTCCAAGTGCGGCACTCGTGTCATGGACGCCGCCGTTTGGGTATCCGCCAGTTCCAGCCGCCACCATTTTCTGGTATGTGATTAATGGATACACAACAACAGATTCGCTTACACCAGTACTGAAATACACGGCGGGCGGTCAATCACAATCAAACCTGTTTATCACAGGATTGAATTCATCTATACAGTATTATTTTACATTGCGTGCTGTAAACTGTCCTGGTTGGTCTGTGCCCGTGTCGACAAACACTATTGGTTGGGATAATATACCCGCATTTGCGCCAACACAACTAAATGGCATAACAATGTGGTTAGATGCCAGTGATTCAAATACAGTTTCATTGAGCGGAACAAATGTAACTAGGTGGACTGATAAAGTCAATTCTATACCCCTATCTAGAGCAAGTACTAGCGTAACATATGAGACAAATATTTTTAGTACAAGAGCAGCCGTATATTTCAACAATGGGTATTTATCGTCTGGAACCAATGCATTAAGCACCACGAAGGGGATTGGTAATCTAACACAATTTGTAGTTGTTAGACCTACTACAGCCGCGTCAGGTTCTTATGCACAAATTGCTGGATTAAATTATAGTACACAAAATTCAAAAGCAGTCTTCAATCAATCGACGACTGGTATACAGGCTATTGTCAGACGTATAGTAGGTGAATCATTGGCAAGTTCTACAACATATCCTTTTATTACATTGAGTAGTTTTATATTAAACAATCACATAAATTATTCGGTTACTTCTACCAATCAATTAAATATAAATGGAACGGATAATATATTGAATACATTAACTTCAGGTGGTCTGACTGACACTACCGATACAATGTTTCTTATGGGTAATAATTTATTTAATGAAAGATTTAATGGATATATTGGTGAATATTTACTATACACAAGTTATATTACCCCATTTGATCGTCAAAAAGTCGAGGGGTACCTTGGGTGGAAGTGGGGGCTTCAAACAAATCTACCAACAAGCCACCCATTTTATACGGCAACACCTACATCAAATACCGTATTTGCGCCAACATTATTTCCTGGCCTACAACTCTGGTTGGATGCTACTCAGGTCACGGGATATTCAAATGGACAAGCTATGACAAGTTGGGTGGATAAGAGTACAAATGCTTTCTCAAATACGGGGTCCAATGGACCTACCTATCAATCGAGCGTTCTTAATTCTCTCCCCATTGTACGGTTCAATGGATCTACACAGTTATTCAATTTCGGAAATGTGCTCAATCTTAGTACGAATGGGATATCTGTATTTTCTGTTGTAAATATCCAAACAACCGGTAATATGGCTATTATTGGAAAGTCTGTAGCCGGTCCAGGAAATGGTCGCTGGGCAATATTGCGAGATGCTGGAACTTTGTTGACCTTCATAAATGTAAATAGTCCTAGCGCATCTAATATAACATATGCAGACGCTGCTACTGGTACCAGGATCATAGGCATGACCTGGGATAAATCAACACTGATTGCGTATAGCAATGCAAACCAGATGGCAACTCTGAGTGTAACCGAGGCGGGTACTTTATCAAATGCATTTCCTCTGTACGTGGGTGCATATCCAAACGGGACTGGAACAGGACCACTTGCTGGATATTATTTCAACGGTGATATAGGCGAAACACTTGTATACAATCGTGGATTGTCAATACAAGACCGACAAACAGTGGAGGGCTATTTGGGGTGGAAGTGGGGATTACAAGGATCATTACCTATAACCCATCCATATAAATTTAATAATCCAGCAGTTAACTATACAACTGCTGTTGTTGTTCCAGAAGGGCTTCTAATAGAGTTTAGTGCCACATCTTACAGCGGTTCAGGAACGTGGACTAATTTGGGCGCTTTGGGATCAACATTCAGTGCCACCGTAGAAAATGGAACGCCCTCTAAAAACGGTGCTGGAAATGGTATTGTGCTGAATGGATCAACGAACTTTACATTTCCAAATATATCTGTTGGAAATGCATGGACTGTAACGGTATGGGCAAAACGTACGGGCTCAAACGCGGCTGGCGCGTGTTATATAACCCAAAATTTAACTGGAACAGATGGTAATTTGGCTATTTATACAAACGTTACAGCCGCAGGAGCAAACGCAACACTCAATCAAGCCAATTGCGGTTTTTTTAGAAGTAATACCTGGAGAAACGGTGTTGCTGTAGATTTAACAAGTAATGTATGGTATAATATGACATATACATGGAATGGTTCATCTATCGTATCCTATCTGAATGGTGCCAATACAGGGACAACAACGCCAGGTGTTACATCTATAAGCAGCGGCCAGCCATATAGGATTGGTCGTCGCTGGGATCTCGCCAACTATATAGTTGGCGAAATTGGCCAAGTTCTCATATACAATCGCGCATTGACTACAGCAGAGGCTCTCCAAAACTATACGGCTACAAGCAATACGTATACTGTTTAGAGATAACTAGATGGACGGAATTGGCAGTGAAGCGCCAGTAGACCTCAGTGGTTACCAGATACCCGTGGAGCCTACAGTCATAGGCCCCCCTTCCGCTCCCAATGGTGGCAGTGAAGGGCCAGTAGACCTCAGTGGTTCCCAGATACCCGTGGAGCCTATAGTCATAGGCCCCCCTTCCGCTCCCAATGGTGGCGGGTATATGTATACTTCGTCAACATCTGTAATTCTTTCTTGGGCCGTTCCCGAAAACGACGGCGGCGCCCCCATCACGACATATGTAGTCGCACTAACACCCGATACTGAACCTACTACATACCATGTCATTCAATCACCGGCTAATTACTATGAACTCAATACTCTAGTTCATGGAATTAATGTTCAAGCGACCGTTAAGGCGAGTAATGATGATGGTACTACATATGGTCCCGAGTTTGTATTCCCTACAATTGTACCGATTTTGCCCCCACAATCTCCACCAACATCTGCCGAAGCCATCCCAGAGTCTTCAGGGGTCGCAAGCATTTCTTGGCAGCCGCCCGACATGACACCAGAGGGCAACCCATATTATCTAGTCATGTCAAAAAGTTCCAACCCGAATGACCCGTCTATTGGTCTCGGAACTGCTGACATGACACAAACATCATGTACTCTATCTGAATTAAATTGGCAATCTGAATATTTCTTTACAGTTGAAATTATAAACGCCGTTGGCCATGCCACTACTGTGACGAATACAATTGTGTTCTCTCCTCCGCCACCTAGGGAAGAACCCGTTGTTGAACCTGTAGCACCAACATAGCCGATCGACGTATTATCATTTGATGCGTTGCCAATGGTCCCGCCTATAACATCTGAAGAGCCATTACCAGAAGGTTATACAGACACTACAGAAACAATTTAAGAGTGTCCTAACTATGTATTTATTCAGCCATTTATAATGACTAAATAAATAGATGTCAGCGCCGAATACTCCGAATACAGATTTTCAGCCGCTGTCGTTTGATGAGGCTATTCAATATTATTGGACAGGTCCAAATGACCCAACTGTAACGGAGTATCGTCTGACCCTGAATTATAGCGGCGGTTCGTATGTGTATACGATTCCCGCACCACAAGTGACTTATTTGGCAACTGGTCTTACAAATGGTGTGACATATTCCGCGACTTTGGAAGCCCGAAACATAACTGACTACAGTATCCCTGGAACCTATCGCGACTGGCAATCTGGTGCGCCGCCGAATACACCTGCTACGGCTACAGCGACGCTGGTCGGCTCAAATGGAGCAACCATATCTTGGACCGCAGGGGCGCCCGTAAATGCGGAAGTTCAATGGTATGTCATTGATATGTATTCAACAAGCAATCCTCTTCCTCTCGTATCCTATTCGGCAAATGGTCTTACACAATCTAACTTTTTCATCAGCGGTCTCAGTACAAATGCTGTTTATTATTTTAATGTGAGCGCCGTAAATTGTCCTGATTACTCGGTGCCAAAGAGAACATCAACGATACAATACTTGTACCCTTTTACACCAACCATGTTGAGTGGACTGAGTATGTGGTTGGATGGCAGTGACCCATCTAATACAGGTTCCGCTCCAGCAAATGGAACCCCTATAACAACATGGGTTGACAAATCTGGCCAAGGATATAATGGAACCTCCGCAGGAACAACGCCGACATATTCTTCAACCGACCAAACATTAAATATGTCATTAAATAGTCGTTTTACAACAACATATTCGGCATCTTTATCAAATGAAAGTATTTTTGCTGTTTTTAAATTAACAAACGCAAGTCAAACTCACATTATTGGTGCAAGTGCAACCGGTGGTAGAACAGTATATACATATAATACTAATAATTTATTAGAAGCAGGGCCAACAAGTGTAGGTACTGGAACATATACGGCAAATAATAGCACATCATTAAATAATATTTTATTAGGTTCCGTTACAATTACAAATAATTTATGGGCGTCATGGGTAAACGGGGGAAATACATCATATTCAGGAACAATCGCAAATACCGCAGGGCGAACAACTAATATTGGAAGCTCTGGGGCTACTATAAATTATATTTATGAAGTAAATATTTATAATCAATCCCTCACACCCTTCAACCGTCAAAAAGTGGAAGGCTATCTCGCGTGGAAGTGGGGTATACAGAGCAATTTGCCGACAAGCCACCCATTCAAGACAGCCGCGCCTCTGTCAAATTCAGTCTTTACGCCAACGAGTTTTAGTAGTCTTCAATTGTGGCTGGACGCAAGCCAATTAACGGGGTTCACAAACGGACAAGCACTTACAACTTGGAATGATTTAAGTCCAAACGGGTTTCCAGGAACCGCTACAGGGGGCCCAACATACCAAACAAATGTAACCAATTCATTGCCAACTGTGCGATTTAACGGAACATCGCAATATGTCAACTTTGGAAATGTACTTAATATGGGTGTAAGTTCATTGAATATGTTTGCTGTATATAAACAAAACACTTCAGGGTCTCCTACTGCTGTATTTGGAAAGACAAGTTATAGAGGAAATGCTGGTCGCTGGGCTCTTACTCGCGATCCATCTACTCAATTTTTATTTGAGGGTAGTAGTGGGGGTGCGACTGCTGGATATTCAGATTCTTCTACATCATTTCAAATAAATTCAGGTGGATGGGATAGAACAACTATTACTATTTTTCAGAATGGAACTTCCGCTGGAACAGCATCATTAGTAAATTCAGCGAATTTATCAAATTCGGACCCTTTGGTAGTAGGAGCTTATCCAAATGGTAGCGGTGGTTTTCCTCCCCAGTTTTATATGAATGGCGATATCGCCGAATTACTAGTGTATAATCGCGCTCTCTCAACCCCAGATCGCCAAACAGTTGAGGGCTATCTTGCGTGGAAGTGGGGTTTACAGAGTAATTTGCCAGTTACACACCCATATGTATTGAATAATCCTGGCGTTGTCTCAACCACACTCACTGTCGCAACGACAAGTTTGCTTTTGCGATTTGATGCGTCTACATATAGTGGCACGGGAAATTGGTCAAACACTGGTAATTTGGGCGCCACCTACAATGCCACGCGTATAAGTGGAACCCCTACAAAAAATGCCGCTGGAAATGGGCTTGTATTCAACGGCGCAACATCAACGCTCGCATATACGGTACCCAATATATCAGCATTGTCAACTGTATATACACTTTCAACCTGGGTAAAACGCCTTCCTTCCTTTACTGGATTTAGCGCTATTTTTACACAGGATTTTGCTGGAGGAAATATCAGTCCAATTTTTGGTCCAGCGAATACAAACTCGCAGGTTGTTCAAGTAGGACATTTTACAAGTGGATATTATTTAACAAATAGCTCAACAATGACATTAAACACATGGTTTAATTTTACAGCTACATTTGATGGTACAATTTATAGATTATATGAAAATGGTGTCGCTACTACAACATATACCCCAGGTGTTTCACCTGGAAATAGCGGACTGCAATACTATATAGGACGATTATGGTCCGCATCTTATTTTACAGGAGAAGTCGGCCAACTTCTTGTCTATAATCGCGCATTATCACCCGCAGAAGTTCTTCAAAATTATGCGGCTACAAGTAATACATTTAGTCTTTAGAACTATATAGAATGACTACCCCCTCGGCGCCAAATGGCGGTGGCTATATCTACATGGGGCCAACTATGATATGTATTACTTGGGCCGAGCCAGAAAATGATGGTGGCGCCCCTATTACAACGTATATGGCGACTATAACACCCGATGGACAACCTACAACAGAGAATCTTGTACAAGCTCCTGAGCACACTTACTTAATTACTGATATTGTGTATGGAGTTAGTATCCAAGCATCTGTGAAGGCCAGTAATGATGGTGGAAATACCTATGGTCCTGAATTTAGTTTTCCTTTGATTGTCCCAATTCTACCTCCTCAATCCCCTCCCGCATCTGCTGAAGCGGCTCCACTGGAATCAGGAACCGCGAGCATATCTTGGACTGCTCCCGAAATTGCTCCAGAGGGCGATTCCCATTATTTTATTATGTCTGTAAGTTCGAATCCAAGTGACATAACCGTAAGTCTTGAAACTGCCGATATGGCACAATTGAATTGTATTCTAAATGGATTAAATCCAGCATCAGAATACTATTTTACAGTTCAGATTGTAAATCAAGTTGGCTCCTCTACGGCGACTAGCACAAATGTAATTGTCTTTCCTTCTGAACCCACCCCCATATAGCCTTACTCAGTCAATCCCAACAATCCCCTGCCCCACCGATACGAGTCCGCAATAGTCGCCGCCGTCAAGGGCGTATTGTATAAGCGCATGTCAAACACGGCGCCCTTCAAGTCCTCATCACGATTCGCATATTGTGATGTGTCTGATTCCCAATTGCTGCGGCCAATATAGTTCTTTTCTGTGATGCTATTCTGCGCCAACCATGCGCTCGGCTGGACGAAGACCTTTTGACCATTTTTATAAAATGCCAAATCGGGCCGAAAGGCGTCCATACTTTCTGCCGTCACCACAACATGAGTCCATTCATCAATGGTAAAAAAGTTAGGCACGACAACTCGCATCTTGCGTTGATCCTTGTCCCACACTTCAAACATCAAGTCTGCCGTCTTGGCGGGCCCAGCACCTTTCTTGACCGCCTTTGGAAACGGGTGCTCCATCTTGCGCGGCGCCACCGCAAAGCCTTCGCACGTAAACTCCTCCACATTGGCCGAGGTGGTCTCCATCAAATCCTGCGGCGTCGTAATCGTCACATCGCTCGCTTGAGCCCCGCTCGGTGCGTCGGGCAGCACATCCTTGATGGGATCGCCACACAGCAGCACCTTTTCTTTGATGCCCTCAGTTCCCATATTGCCACGGCCCACGATGCCAATCCAGACATTGTCAATTCCAGCTCCGTTGCCAAAATCAAAGATGTGGGCGTTGTTTGTGAATTCGTCAAAGCGCACCCAGAAGTGATAGGCGCGCACGGAGCGCAACTGAATGACTGAGCCAAAATTCAGATACGGGTCGTCGCCGATGCGCAGATACTGACCCGTGCCATTGAGTCGCAGACCCTGCGTGAAATCCGGTCGAGGCGGCTTCTCATCCACCTTCGCGCCCCCCGAAGAATTCACATACAAGTTTCCAGCATAGTCTACCATGTCGTCGCGCAACCGCAGCCACATCATACAGCCAGCATAGAAGCGCAGAAGCATTTCAATATCGGCTGGCGGCTGATTGTCAGGGACCATGGAGGCGCCGAAGCCCTTGTCCGTCGCCAAGTTACATTCGGCCCTGAATGCGCCAGAGGCCTTCTTCACGATGCGGCAATAGTCTGAGCGACCGTCGCCGTCAACGTCCCGCATGTAGTCATCGCGCCCCAACACAAGTCCATCGCGCACGGACGGCGACCTGAAACTTGTACTGCTCAGATTTTCAGTTCCACCAAGAGCGCACGCTATAAATTTCTCTTGCTCATCGTCGCCTTTTTGGACCATGCGGCAAAAGTCTGTTTTGACGCCAAAGCGCTGGACGTCGGCGTAGCCAGCAAAGTAGCGCCCGTCACGTATTAAACCGTCTTGCTCCAGTTCCGGGCCAACGTCGCCACGCCGCGGCACGAGTCGCGCCCAGAATTTGCTGTCGCCGACGCCTACAAGGTCGCCAAACCCTTCCTTGACACGGTCGGGCATGAATTCAAGAACAAGGAGTATTATAAGAAGTGAAAAAGTAATCCAGAAACTTATTTGGACCCAGTTGTCCATTCCTATTTAGGGGCTGGCAAGTTTGACTCGTACTAAGCCGCAATTTCCCGCTAAATATATAATTCTAAAAATCTCCTAAATACCGTAGGAATGCCGAAACCCGAGTATCGTATACTTGATTTTGAAGATCAATTTAGCACAATTTACGGCGATACAATTGAGATACCTGCCAATACGATGTTTTGGAGAGGGTATGATCCAACATATCCTACAATTTCTTCACGTCCGGCTTATTATGGAACTGAAGAAACTGCTAATAGTTATTTAATAAGAAAAGGCCACAGGTTGGGTATGTTTACAAATACTAGAAAACTTGAACTTTTAGACGTCCGGTTTCTAAAAGCACTTCTTAAACAATTATTTGAAAGTATACAGGATACAACTGACCTCACAGCACATGAACGAGAACTTATCATGTCAACTACCGCCGCTTTCGGACTCTGTTCTCTAGGTCATCAAATAAGGCTTTTGAAGTATATTTTTAGTAAAAATCTAAAAAATTTACAGGGCCTCCCAGAACTAGAAAAACTCTATAACCCAAAAGCCGCCTTTGAAGCGCAGGGTGTACGTGTGGCTGAAACGGTGAATGATGGGTATACAATGGCATTTTTAAAGGGGCTATTCAAAGGTGTTGCGCACGGATTCATATCGCCACGTATGGAAACTCCTTATCATATTGAAAAAAAAGGGTTCTTAAATCCTGAAATGATTATTTTTGACCCCGCCGCAAGTGGTATACAACTTCTAGATCCTTCTATAAATTTACAAAACGTTCCAACACTAAGTATATATGAATTGATGTTTAAAGGTCGTTATCATATTGTATCCCTTGACTATAAAACACTCCATAGCACCTTTTATATGAGTTATGGTGGTGGGTCTCGTCAAAAATATCTTCATCCTCTTGATGAATTTGATGAATATATGGATAGTGATAATAAATATATACGCAAGTTATATAAAGATGGTTATAAAATTGGGCTTAAAATGAATTCTAAACGTCATATATTCTCTGCCGAACCTCCAGTTCCAAATACCCCTATAAATCCAAATATGTTTCGCGGGTTGGAATTAGAGTAATCTCTAAATAGGAATGTCCCAGGACGGCGGTAAATTGCTGGGCGAGGGCGTGTATGGATGCGCCTTTGACCCGCCCTTAAAATGTGAGCGAGTCAAACAGGGAATTATAAAGGATAAGAACAATCATCGTGTTGGAAAGGTCACGTCAGTTGCGGCGGCGCAAAAGGAGTTTACCATGACACAAGCGCTTTCCAAACACTCAAACGCAGAAAAGTATTTTGTTCTTATTGATTCTCTCTGTACACCCGAGCCCCGGGCCAAACAAACAGATCCAGAACTGAAATCCTGCGAGTTCACCTCTGGCCAGTCCATGCCGAATATGGCGCAAGTTACGATGCCGTTTGCTGGAAAACCGCTGCGCGTCGTCCCCAAAACTGTAAAACATCTGGATTTCTTTGCGCTCGGCCAGCATCTGCTTGAAGCGGGCACCCTCATGTTGCTCAGCAACGTGGTTCATCGCGACATTCATCCGATGAATATTCTTGTGGATGACAAGCAGCCAGCGCGCCTCTTGGATTTTGGAGTCGCATGGAGCCCTGATGCGCTCACGCTCTCAAATCTCCCCTCGCTCTTTATGAAATTCGAGCCGCGCTTTCTTCAAGAGCCGCCCGAAGTATCTGTAGTCAATGGCTACAATCAAAAGGTGCCGAATCATTTGATCATATCTAGAATCGCCGACGAGAAACTTGTTCTAAAACTCAAAGAGCGCGTCTTTTCCATTCCTGTAAGGCAACAAATGGAGGTTCTCAAGAAGTTTCTTCTCGCCAGCCAAAGCATCCAAAGTCGTAACGCCTTTGGATTTTTCAAGTTGTATTGGAGCAAGATGGACGCTTGGGCCATTGGAGCCAATTTACTGACTGTCTACACTGACCTTTTATTTGACCCCAACTTTGAGGCTTCGGCTGCCTATAAGAAACGAAACCAAACGGCGCGCAAGGTTATGCTGGGTCTATTGGCGATGGATCCAGCATACAGATTGGATTGTGTGGAGGCGCTGGCCTTGTGGGCTCCAGAGTCACCTCTTCTCAAGGAAAAAGCGGTCAAGGACTGGTTGGCTGCTGTTACAGCTATGCGCAAGCAACTCTAGACCTTGGATCGCTTCTTACGAGAGCGATCACGCGAACCAGCAACCTGTATAGGCTGGCCCCGCGGTACGCACATGTAGGAACAGAAACTGCTGTAATTGAGTCCAGAGTCACTTGGATCCTCTTTTTCATAGTAGCGTGATGCCCTCTGAGGATCGTAAATGGGCGCACCCGCAGCATCCTTGTTTGTCACCGCACGCCCTCCAGGTTTGTGGGACCAGTATCCATTGGCATCTTGGCTGTAATAGTGAAAGTCTCGCTCTTTATCCACGACCGCCGCGATTTTGCTAAAGTTCTTTTTACAGGGTGTGGCAAAATCAATTACATATCCATTGGGTACGTCTGCCATGGTACGACCGATGACGTCGCTACAGGTCTTGCCCATTTGACCGCTGAAACCGGAATGCCCTTTTGATTTTCCAGGAACGTGGAATTTACAGTCGCCACTCTCGCGGCATTCGGCGATCTTGGCATTGTCTGAAACGCGGAGCGCGTAGGCAAAGCAATTGTGGCTGTGTTGTTTATTCTTGTCACCGTTATATTCATTTGGATTGTATTTGGGCTCAGAGCCCGTCAAGGGGGATTTGATAGAGCAACCCTTTTCAGTATGATAGTTACAGAATTCAGACCCGCGCTGGACGCCGCTAGGACATCCAGGGCACTGGCAGAGGAGGGGCGGCGGCGCCTCATCACTATCACCGCCCCTCTGCCTCCTCGACCGCCGTCTCAGGCTCTTTTTCGCCCTCCTGCTCTTCAATCGCCGCCAAGCGCGACGGGTATACGCCCGCACCGCCATCTACATGTGGCTGCGGTTTTAATGCGTTGGCGAGATCAAGTTCGCGTCGTCTCGCTATGAGTTGTTTCATATTCGGTGTTGGCGAGTAAAGACCCGCCAAAGACCCACCGACCTTTTTCTGACCGGTTTGAGCCCCCTCGGCTTGCTGTGTCTGCTGTTCCGCCATTTTATAATATTCCTCTTCCACTTGCTTGAGTTTAATCTTCTCTAGACTATGCGCAAAGAGCACATACTGATTTTTATGTGTGGGGTACACAGTATCAATGACTTGGCCGTATTTTCCGCTCAAGTGAATGTATTGCCACGCCTCTGAGCGTAACTGTTCCAGTGTTGTATGTAAAAAGTAATACTTCTTGTCAACTTTAAAGAGCGTCAAAATACCATTAGAGGTTGTTACGAGTAAACTTATAATCCATGTAACCCAATAAATAATATAGGATAATGACTGCGGATCGACCCCAGTTGGCCCCGTGCCCGTGTATTGGATGGATAAGAGTGCGGGAACTATAAGACTCCCTACTGTTACAATGGTGCGACTAATGTGAAATACAATAGCATAACACCGCGACCTTGTTCTGATGCTTTCGATGATACTTATGTAGCGCGTAATGAGCGAGTGCCGTTGAAATTCATCGAGCCCGCCGATGGCCTCAAAGAGATGGACCATCTGTTTGGAACTTTTGGAAAGGCCGCAAAATTCCATATGGACAATTTTGTCACAACAGCCCTCGCGAGATAAAATTTGTACGGCGTGGTGACCGTTGCTAGAGGTACCGAGCGCATTTGAATCAGTTACAATGGATACACTTCTATTCTCTGTTTCTTCTCTGCGGCTCATTTCTGATGATGCGCAGCAAAAAGATAACTGCCACGTTCCGCGCCATATTTGGCAGCGCTGGATTGAGCGGCAGCGGACTGAGGTGCTTCTTGTAGAAATTCTACAGAGGGATGTGCGCCATGTGCTGTGTGTGGACGGGTATCATGAGCAGGAGCGTGATCGCATCTATATTTCACAGCGCTACATGAGTGACCTTGAGCAGCAAGAGTACGTAGAGGTACGCGTCTTGGAGGAACTGCCACCGCTGGCGACAAGGATTACACTGGAGCCGCTGGATGCGGATTCGTATGGCTTTGATATTGCTGCGGCGGTGAGCCAGCATCTGTCGCACTGGCATGTGCTCAAGGCGGGAACAATTCTTACTGTTCCAGCCACGGAGATTGAAGGATACACGATGGATATTTATGTGAAGGCAACAGAGCCCGCTGAAATTGTTCTGCTACGCGGTGAAGTGCCTCTGGACCTCGTGCCTCTTGAGGAGCCGCAGCAGCCTCAGCAAATCCAGAGGCCGCCTACGCCTATTCCAGCGGGCCCTGAGTCATTTGAAGATTTCGGCGGCATGCTGGGCACACATGCTCCTATTCAGTCAAATAGCTTTATCCCCTTCTCTGGTCAAGGGCGGCGTCTTGGATGCTAAACCCTCAAGCGCAACCATCCATGAATACCCGCCATTTCAAAAAGAAGCACAATACAGATCATGTGTGGATGTGAAAAAAGAATGCGCTGAAACCAATAAGGTGATGGACCAGACCACAAGTAACATATGGCCTCTGATGGGTATACAATAAGCGATGGAAATAGAAAGCCAAAATAGATGAGATTAATTGGACCAGGGCGTTCCACTTCAGCCCGCAGCAGGGGTCCGTATGTTTTTACGATAAAATAGTATGCGTAAGACGCAAAGAGTATATTCGTATAAACCCCACAACTGGTAAAGAGTCCCGTGAGGTCTTTTTCAATGTGATGTTTGATTACGATGGAAAAATCATTGGAAAACCAAAGGACTGTACCATAAAGAAAACCAGCGGCTGTTGCGACTGTCATTTGTTTATAGGTCATAGGTGGATAGGTCTTACAGAGTATTTCGAGCCCTTGCTTTGAGTAGGGCGACAATTATGGCGCAGAAATGCGCTCACATCGATATTGACGGGCATGGATCGCATCGTATCGATGGGCACCCATGCGCTGTCAATGATTTCTACCGTATCTTGAGGTTGACAATCGAACTGGCACGTATTGACGAGGAAATACATGCCAGTAGAGAGCTGAAGAATGCGGTCAAAGAACGGCGGCATTTCGTATCCAGTTTCTTCTAGAGTTTCTCGTCGCGCGCAGTCAAAGGCTCCTTCGCCTTCATTGGGATGGCCTTTGGGGAAACTCCATTTACCGCTGTGGCGACCCTTGACGAGCAGGACTCGTTGGTCGCGGGTTACAAAGATAGTTCCATAGACTTGATTTAGCATTTTAATTAGCAGGGGGGGTTGATTTTGGTTAGTCTAGCCCAGCGGGCCAATTTTATGTCTATACCGGCCTAAAATACCAAAGATACTGCCTATAGAAATGGACCGTCTTGAGAGGGTGTATCAGATGACGATTGATGCGTACGGATATCGCATCAGCCCGCGTATGCCTCTGCGATACAGATCCGCGCGGTCGCTTCAGCGCGTCTATTGGGACACGGAGCGCAAGCACCTTTCAATGAACGCAGCGCTACTTTTGAGCAGTTTGCTTGAAGCAAGTCTGCTTACGCGCTGTGTGACGAGTATGGAGATTTACAAGACAATCCCTGAAGAACCGCATAAGACACTTGTTACGCGATTTAAGGGATATCCTGATGGCGGTGTGAGTATTCTTCACTATCAAAAGATTTTGCCTCATCATTCTATGGTTTTGCGTAGCCATGTAGCCAAAAAATTGGCGGCGGCGGGGAGCGGCATGGGAGGGCAAGAAGAGCAAACGTAAAATGGCTAGCACTACCTTTGAGAACAAGCTGAACGCTGCGATTGAGGAGAAGGGTTACCGCATCAGTGCGCGTATGGGTCTGGAGGATCGTCTGGCGCGCTACATTGAACTGACTTGGATTGACCGCGGCGAGCCTCTGACCAAGGATGAAGTGGATGCGGTCGTGGCGCTGACGATGGTCAATAACTTTGGTGATGCCGCTGAAAGCCAGCCTCGCCGCAGTACTCGCTCTGCTGAAGGCTCTGACCGGTCTTGGGATGCCTCTGAAAGCCAGCCCCGTCGTTCTTCTCGTCTAGCGTCTCGTGAGTCTGTAAACTATGCGGAAGAGGATGAGTCTGAAGACACTTGGCAGCCTCGTCGCTCTACGCGTCTTGCTGGGACTACGCGCCTAGCGAATCACACTGTGACTCCGTCTGAGAGTCTGCGCGTGAGTTTCACGACCGGCTCTCATTCCATGGTGCGCCGCAGCCAGGTGACTCGTCGTTAGAATCATTCTAGATAATCAATAAAACGAAAACTAAATATTTGGGGGGAACACTTATTTTTGTATTGGGGACTTAAAATAAATATATCATACTATATAAATGAAAGATGCCGATAAGTGGATTAAATTAGATAAACAACTATCTATAATTTACAAACAAAAAGAACACGTGTTACACATTTTAATCAATTCTTTGGGAAAAGACCATGAACTGTATAATTATGAATATTTTAAACATGATAATCTGATATCAATCTTACATAGAATTTTAAAAAGATTTTATCCATATAATACAATATATATATATTATAATAATGTTATATATGATATAAATGTATTATTATACCCCGGTAATTCAGTCATTACCGAGTATGTTACAACACATGATTATGGTACATCTCCTCAAATGGTTTTGTATTTAGATGATAGATTATATATTGAAAACTATGTTATGTATTTTAAAGGTCTATTAAATGATTTACTTTTTGAATGTACGGTGTTTAAATCATTAACTGACTATGATATATATAATAAAGAAATACTAATAATATTAAATAATTTAACAGATTTTTTGAGTAAGTGTCAATCAATTCCTGTAAAACAATGTAATGTATCTGAAGAACTTTCTAAAATAGTAATTAGAGATGTCATCCGGTTTGATTCTAGCTGGATTTGAATCACCATCCTTAAATATACCAGTTTACTTCTTCTTAGCCGCCGCCTTGGCCTCGCGCGCGGCCTTGCGGCTCTGTTTCGCGGCCTCCTTTTCCTTCTTTGTAGGCAGAGGAGGCAGACCCTCAGCAGCACGCTCGGCATCAATCTGCTTGCGGCGTGCGGCGGTCCACCTCCAGAATTCAGGAGTTCCAAACTCTGGCTTGGGGCCGAGGGG